TTCAACAACAGTTTGCAGGTAGAAGTGCTAAAGATTTGGCTCGAAGTTTCTTTTCAGTAGGTAAAAGTGCCAAAGCATCAGGGGGTGGTGTTTCTAAAATGGGTAAAGCACTTAAAGGTATAGGATGGACTGCATTAATAGCGGTCGCAATTGAGTTAGCTATTTCTTTTTATGATATTGCAAGCGGAGCAAAAGAAGCGCGAAGAAAGGCGGAGGAATTAGATAATTATAGAGAAGATGCAAGAGCAAAATCTACTGAATCAGTAAATAAGTATAATAAAGCCTTTAAGGAAAAACTATTTAATTTAAAAGAAGAAGAAAGACTTGCTATTTCAGCAGCAGAATCACAAGCAGAAGCCGATAAAATAGCAACAAAATTTTTAGCAAAAAGACAAAAAACATTAGGAAAACAAACATTGCTTTTTAAAAGTTTTATTTCTCAAGCGCAAGAAAAAATAGATACAGACCTTAAATCTATTGAAGTTCTTGACAATTTAGATAGATCTAACGGTTCAATACTAGGTAGTAGCGAAGAATTAGCAGAACAGTTAAGAAGAATGGGGTTTGAAAATGTAAAGTATAATGACACATGGAAAAGCATAAATGTAAGTGTAGATGACGTTATTAGAATGCAAAGTAAGTTAACCTCTAAAGTGGCAGCAGCAGAAATAAGACAAGAAAAATATACTGGAGCATTAGATGAGTCGCAAAAAATGTTAACAACCATAACGAATGACATTACTGTAGATACAAATGAACGTGAAGATAACCGCGATAAAATAGATGCTCAAGTTAAAGGATTAGAAGACTTAAAAAAAGCTGAAGAAGATTTATTAAAAATAAGAATGCACAAAAATACTACGCCTGACTCATTAGTATCTCCAAGTGAAGATATTAATGAGTTTGGATTAGAACAAAATTTTGTGTTTGAAAATGAGCGTTTAAATCGTCACTATACTGAAAGGCAAACTGCATTAACTGACCAACTTCGTAAAGAAGAAATAACCAAAGAAGAATTTAATACAAAAATGTTACAATTGGAACTTGAAAGACTCCAAGAAGAACGAGAACTATTAATACTACATGACAAGAGAACAACGGATATTGATAAACAAATAGCTGACCAAAGACTTGCAATAAAAAGAGATGGGAATACAGACATAGTAGATGCGGACAAAGAGCTATTAGATACCGTTAACTCCGTTCAAAAGAACATTACAAACGTTATACTAGAAGAAACGGATAAGCGTATTCAAGCACTTAAAGACGAGGTAAGCGCTCAACAAGACTTACGTTCTTCTTTACAAGCTCAAGCCGATGCGGGAAATATAGATGCTAAAGATTCAATCAAAGAAACAATTGAACTAGAGCGACAGAAAGAAGCGGAAATAGCGAGACTTGAAAAGCGTAAACAACAAGTACAACTAATTTCGCAAGGTCTTGAAACATACACAAGTTTAGTTTCGGGTGGTGAAAGCCCAGCTAATGCATTTGCTCAAACCGTTATAACTTCTCAAGCTTTAATATCATTCTTATCAGGATTGCAAGGGTTTGCGGTAGGTACGGAAAACGCGCCTGAAGGATTAGCTAAGACACAAGAGAAAGGTGCGGAAATCATAACGGATAAACATGGAAACATTAAGTCATTGGGTAGTGATAAGGGTACTGAGTTGACGTACTTAAATAAAGGTGATAAAGTTAAAACAGCCCAAGAATCAGCTAGTATGTTCAAATCGTTCGATAACATGAACAACCTTAGTAAAGTGCCAAAACAAGATAACGCAGGGAATAGCTACGATTTGATGCAATTAGGCTCTAAGTTGGATAGAGTTGAGCAAGCTATTAAATCACAACCTCATAGCACAACTGACTGGGAAAATATTACAAAGAATTTAGGAGCAATTAGAACAGTCACTAATAAGGGCGGAGATACATTCACATCTAAACACTACGTTAAGAAATGAGCAATATTCGATATTTCCTAAATAACTTAGAAGTTAATCCTGCAAATGCGGGTGAAATTCAGTATCAGTTTAATTTTGGTGACAATAGAGATAAACAACAATTAGAACTTAGTGTTTCATCATTGATATTTGAACGTGAAGATTATACACGAGTGCAAGCGTGGAGGGCTACTTATGGCGACTACGTAGGTATGCCATTAGAGATAAAATACACAGACGGCACTACGATTAAATACTTACTTGACTTTACGCAGGATTTGGTAGACAAGACACGCTCTATTGAATGTAAAGTAGTGCGCTATAAAGGTTGGGACAACTTCTTTGATCGTGCTGAAGGATTAGCGTTTCAAAACAGTAAGATTAATTGGGTTTCATCAGACTTTAAAGAAGTAGACTATTTAATTGTTCCAGAAGATTTGGTTGCAAAGTTTATAAGCCTTGCAATAGCTATATTTGTGCTTGCTAAGGAGCTTGCGGAGTCAATAGTTAATATATCAGAAGCCACGACCGTATTAATAAAAGCAAGTGTTCCTGTGGGCGGTCCTATACCAGGTGTTGATTGGGGTGCTATTGTTGTTGCGGCTATTAAATTACTCGTTCTTATAGCATATACACTAGCTATAACACTAGCTTTGAATAATCTTATAAAACAACTTGTGGAGCTGATATTTCCAAGCCTAAGACAATTTAAAGCTATCACGTACAAGAACCTAATTAAAAAAGGAGTTGAATATCTAGGATTTACATTGAGCAGCACACTATTAAATAGCATGAGTGGGCTTACTGTCCTACCAAAACCAACGCAAAAACAAGACCCAACACTATTTGAAAAGTTATTTTTTGAAGATACTTTAGCCTTTACCAATGGCTATCCAAGTGCGTCCGATACCATCCCGACACTATCACTTGCAATTAAGGAGTTTGAAAAGTTGATGAATGCAGAAACACGCGTTGTCGATGGTGTGGTAACTATTGAAACTAAGGAGTTTTACGCAAATAACTCACAACAACAGATTTTAACAACTTTTAATGAGCAATCTGAATTACAAGATTCATCTTCTATTAATGCAGGCGATCAATACAAACGATTAGTAGCACTTTACAACACGGATTCTTTAGACATTAACACTTACGATGACAATGAAGGTACAGTATCGGAGGTTTCAAGTGAAGTAATTAACAGTCCTGACCCTGCCTTAGAACTTATAAAGAACTACGTAGAATTACGCATGAGTTTTTCACGTGGTACTCGAAAGGATAAATTAAACTGGCTTGAAAAGATAGTAAAAGATTTGGCAGGCGCTATTGACTTATTCACAAGCGGTGGTGCGTCTGCTAAAATTAAGAATCGTAAGGGGGTTATGCAGATTAGTTCTCAGTACTTCACAAATACTAAACTACTGTATATGAGTGGAAGTAAATTATCTCAGAATCAAAACGATTTCATAGGTACGGATAAGATTATAGAGCGACATTTAAGTGATTCAATTGTAAACAACCAAAAAGATGTATTTAAAAATATGCCTTTAGCGATGACAGAAAGTGAAATGTTCGGGCTTTTGGCAAATAATTTCGTAACTTTGGAAAGCGGTGAGGTAATTGAAGTTATTGGTGTTGCATGGTCTGAATATGACAACATTGCAAACATTGATTATACGAGAAAGAAAAATGCTGTAAATGTTGAAACGATAACATTATGAAACAAAACGATATAAATGATATGTTAGGAGACGTTAAAAAAGCATTAGCGGCAAATAATAAGTTACTAAGCGGCTGTTACGGTCAATTAGATTCATTGCAGCGAGACATTGAAAGCAATACTGATAAATTTAAGGATGAGGATTTACAGCATTACAGAAAAGCAACAGAAGAAGTGAGAGAGCTTAAAAATAAACTAAAAGACTTATAAAATGGGATTAGGGATTCTAAATAGACAATTTAAACAAGAGCAAAGTGGAAATACCACTACTTTTGCATTAGGGAATGTTTCTAAAAAAATAACGGAAACATTTGGACTAGCTTTTGATTTTAGATTTGAGTCTTCTACCAGTGAATTAATAATGATAAATGACGAGAACTCAATAAAACTAATGAATGGTGATTGGTCGGATAAAGGTTTTGTTTCGGGCGACGTTGTGACGCTTACTGGTTCAATTCAAAACTCTGCAGGAACTACTATAGCTTTTAACTCATTAGTCATTACTATACAGAGCATACAAGGTAATTTAATGATTTTTGTAGGCTCTTTCCTTCCGCCTAATCCTACCGGCTATATTGGATTAATGATGCCACAAGGTGAAAATACAACGCTATTAGTGGCTAATACTTCAAGAACAGCACCCGAGCAAGTAACGCTTTACCATAATTTAATATTAAATGACGCAAATAGTTCTACTGGCTCGCTTTTAGATGGTGAAGTAAATAAATTCGTTATTGAAGATACTGACGCTTTAGGGGTAAATGACTATGGTGTTATCATTCAAGAGGGCAACAAGTCAGGAGGTCGCTATGTTTTTTCTCAATGTTTTTTTCAAAGAGCTCCTGACGTAGGGACTATAAGTCAATATTTCGTTAGAATAGTATATTTTTTACTCAGTTATGATGAGTCAAGTTTTGATGAACCTTCGTTCTTTGAAATTGAGCAATGCTTAAAACCTACTATTGAGATATACGGCTATCCTGAAGTTAATAATCCAAATTCAGCACTTAGTATAACGGCTTTTAATCCACTCGCAAATACAGGATGGGTTAACGAAAACTATAATGAAGGTATTAATGATTTCGCAGTTGATAGTGTTTCAATTACTAATACAAGTGGCGACGCATTAAGTGAAATCGACCACAACCAAACTAATATCATATCGGCAATCGTAAGTGGTTCGGCAGATTTCTTAGATGAAATTGAGTGTGTATTTGAAGTAATACCTCCCGAAGATGACTTTGAGAACAACGAGTTTTCAAACTTAGATAATTCATTCCTAACCTACTTTAGAGTTGAAGCAGCGGTTGTTGACGAGCAGTTGTCATTTGGTAAAAATGGGGGCGCTATTCCTTCTTCTGTTGAATCAATAACGAACACGACGAATACTATACAGATAGACTTCACATTAACCCCAAATAGTGATTTTACTAATTACATTAACAATTTAAACGAAGAAGATAGAAGATACAGAATATCATTTGCAGTTCAATCTATTGACGGCACAGAAAACGACAACAACTCAGTCACTTTAGTTTTAAAGCAAGGGCTTTTAACGGAAGCGCCAATTCCTGACCAGTTATTTGATGGAGTAGTCTCACAAGGATTTTTAAATCATGTTCAATCTATTGGTGATGCAGCAGTTCCAAACTATGTGGGGCGTACAGAAGATGACTTTGTATTTACGTCAAAATTCAATTTAGATAATAATGAAGTTTGGGAGAAAATGACATTAGACATTGAGGTGGTTAAGGATAGTGACGGTACTTCATTTGATTTGTTTTCATCTTCAATTAACTTTCTGAATAACCCGAACACTCCGATGGTTAACGGTGTTATTCAGATTGATGAAACTCAGGCTTTGGCTCAATTCTTAGATGCACCTGATCGTAATAAAATAGAGTTAAAAAATACAGGTGTTACAGCGGTAGGAACTTATGAAGTTGAGCTAATATGGTCAATGATGGCTAATTGGAGATATTGGATAACAAACAACCAAGCATTTACTGAATTTTACGATAACACTTTAGAAAACGATGGTAAAAATCAAGAATGGGTAAGGTATTTAGATTTAACAGGCTATACTATTCGAGCGAGAGTAAGACTAATTAAAGATGACATTGCATACTATTTTGGTGGAAATATTGATGTTTCGGATTATGATGATTGGGCTGGCGCGAGTGAAATTACTCTATACGATGAGAATAATGATTTAGTAACGGCTTTATTAGATGGTCAAGTAATGAAAGTTAGAGCCGACCACGTTTTAAACTCAGGAAGTTGGACTTTAGGAAACGCTTGGGGGTGGATTTCTCAAAGAGGTTACGAGCAAGACCCGAATAAAAGACTATCAACTTTTTGGGATTGGACAAGTCAGGATAATCCTTTGCAACCGAAAGCGGGAGAAACGACTGCTACTTTGGAAATAGTGACGACAAGTACAGCGGACGACACGGCTCGAATAGAGTGCTTAATTGACACTTCATTAACAAATGTGAATGATTTTAGTTTAACTTCTCGTATTCAAAGCCCTTCAATACCTTCTTGTATGCACCCTTTAGAGTGGCTGATTGGTTCTGTTGAAGCAAATGCAGCGAATGAAAGCGATTATGTGGCAGCATTGAATCAAATATTAAACAAAGGTGATGTTACGGAAGAGCCAATCTGCTGTCCTGATTGCGCGGTTGAGTACACAGATATATTCGGAACAGCAATAGCTTGGGCTTTTGGGACACCCGCGAACACCCAATCAGTAGTTAACTCGGGAGACCCGACACCTGATGCTTGTTGCTATGATTCGTATAAGGTAATAACAAGTTATGCGTCGTGTATAGCTACATTTGACGGTGAAATATCCGCTCTAGTTAACACCACTAATGACCCGACTGCAC